TGCGTGGTTACTTCCCTCTGTACCTTACAGCTGGATATAACGCACGCGCTTACCAATAAAAATAGCGCGTAGGTTCTCACATTTTAAGTCGTTAGGGTCGTAACTCACGTGTACCCATTTAGGTTTGCCCTTGCTGTCGGAACCCTCCCAAATGAGCTGCGTATACTTGCAGTTATTCTTTATCCAGTTATAAAGGTCTTCGTTATCCCGCCAGTGGTCGCAGTCCGCCGCCATCCCTTTAAGGTGGTGGCTGGTCTTTTCGCCGTTTACCATGCGGTTAACTGCCGCCGAACGGTAGGCGCTATTAATGCGGATAGGCCCAAGGGCTACCCGCGCTGGATGCAGTACATTCTCTACCAAGGCCTCAAGGTTGGCTAGCTCTATTGGTCCAGGCTCGTTAGCTAGGCCGGTGCTAGTCCTCGTTAGTTCGGCTATGGTAAAGTACTGGCTCATTTATCCTTGGCTAAAAATAGACCAAAAGCACCTACCCAAAAGGGTACGCACTCCGATAGGGTAGCTTTTTCAAACCATACCAGGACTAGCGCTCCAATAATGAGCGCAATACCGACGCTAGACGTTTTCCAATGCTTAAAAAGACGGGTTTGAATCTGTCCCATAGAGCTACCAAGTTAATAAATAAAGTAAGACAAAAACCTACCATGAAAAGGTCTTGCATTTGCATAGTAAGAAACGTAAAGCCGGTACCTATCCAGGAACCCGCTAGAAACTCGTTTTTAATCATGGCTCAACGGGTGCTGGGGGTTGGCAATAGGCTGCGCCAGGGTTAGCCTTGCAGAAAGCTTGCGCGTACTCCTGGTCTAATGTGTAGCCCATGGAATGAATACCCACGGGATCGGGCCAAACAAGGTAAGAAGCAAAAGAAGTAGTCAGGGGTTCAATTTCCCAAACAATATCTACGCTTACTTTACTGGACTGCTTAACGCATACGGGCATCCCCTCCTCGTTAGTTCCCCACTCGGTGCAAAGTTTACCCAATTCAACCACTACGGCCACCTTCTCGGTGTCCCAATAGGTTACGGGTTCGCCTTCGGGGTTTGTCGTTTCCTTTTGGATTTTCTTTTGAGCCGTTGCCCATTGCGTGGGCGTAAACTCATACTTGCGGAATGATTGTGCCATCTTAAATAGTGGTTAGTTCAATTGCTTGTGCGTCAGTTAATCCGCTTGGCATTAATAAAACTTGGTTGATTCGGCCGTCGTAATTGTAACTCGCTTGAATATAAGACCAGCCCAAACTGCGCAGAATTACGCTCACTGAACTTGTGGCACTTGCGCCTACTTGCGCTCCGTTTGCGAAGATTTTTACAGTTGTACCCGTGCGGGTTACCAGTATTTTGTACTGCTGGTTGGCGGTCATAGTGTAACTTCTTACAATTACAAGGGCTTCAGCCACTCCTTTTAAAACAATATTACCGCTGGCAAACCTAAAATAGGATTGGAAATTCCCGCCACCATTGTAATCGCCACCGCCTAAAATCATTGCATCGGAAATAGCGGTGTTCCCTTCCATTGGTAGCAAGTCTACAAAAAACGCAAAGTCGCCAGCAAAGGTTTGCGCTCCGAAATAATCCGTAGTACCACTCATATCCGCCCCCCGTGTCACCGCTGCCGAAAGGGTGGGGATGTACGAGGTGGCGTAGGCTCCCTCTTCAAGTTGTGCGCCCCATACCGCGATGTCCAAAGTAGCATCGCCACCATTATAGTAATTTCCGCTTTCGCCACGCGTACCGAAAATGACGTAAGTCGTTTGTACCGCAAGACCCGCAAGTGTTATTCGTGTCCATTCAGTCGTAACCTCAAAAACATCACCTTGACCACCACCCCAATAAACTAAAAGGTTTTGGGTGGATGATGTAAGGCTTTTAACATATAAACTAAAAGTGCCCGTGCTACCAAGCGCTATTGGTTGTGATACAATAGAATAATCGCTTGACGTTGCCGTAGATGAGGAAAACTGAATGCGGTCTGCATTTTGATATCCATCGGGGCTTGTGGTGTAATTTGCCGTAATTACTGGCGCTGAACCAGCACCGTTGAAATCTTTAGTCCAAGCCGCATTATCAAAAGCCTCTGACCATAGGCATAGGTTGCTTCTCTGCGGTTCAAGTTTCAAGGACGGGCAAGTAGCCCCACCCGAATAATCCAAACGGGGAAGGTTCGCAACGGGGCCGACTGATACCGCCGCGCTTGTGGTGGCGATGTAGTCGGTTGCAATGTCACCAGTTTCCCCTTGCGCAAAAGCAATATATACATAATCACCAAGAGAAGAACCAGTAAAGTTTGGGTTGTGGACTGTTGCAATTGAGTTAATTGCCGTGCATCGGTACCAGCCATTGCCTACCGATTCTATTTTTCCATTTGATGCCCCGCTTGTGATTGTTCCCGTTGACAAATCAAAAGTTACGTTAAGCCCTACCCAAATGTTAAAAGACGAAACATTTCCAGCCTTTGCGTAAATACTGCCGTTTCCAATAGTTGCATTTTGAACGATTTGGACCGAACCCGTAGAACTTGCGCACTCCATCTTCCAAGCATTAGTGCCACCAAACGGGTCGGATTGACCGCCCGTGAGTGCAACTCTAACCTTTGACCAAACCGCATTGCTAAAGTCGTTTGAGTACGTTAACAAATTAGTCCGCACCTTCTCAATAAGCCCCGAACTATTGACCCGCGTTGCGGTATCGTTTGAGCGTGTGAAGGTGAGTTCGCCGTCCGTGCTTAACGGCTTTTGGGAATAAACTTTGCCGTTCTTGTACCCGCTGGGTACCATAACTAAACTGGCTTGATCAAAAAATTGGCTCATAATAAAGATGCAATAGCGTTAATAGTACAGTCGCGTGCTTCAGTTGTTCCACTATCGGCGGCAACATAAGCCGCGTATTCGTCCCATATAGGCGCAGCATAGTTACCCCCAGTAAAAATAGTAATAAACTGATTATTAGTAATCATAGGGTACAAGTATTAAGTTCCACTATACCGCCGTCGTTCACGACGTAAGCGTAGTAAAGCGGGTTAGGTGGTAGTTCGTAGCTTATCATATTTCCTGGTCGGGTCTATTGTTATTTGGGTCGGTCAATATATCCCCGTAGACCCATTGGCGGTACGTTACATTGGTACCGTATTGGTCGAAAGAAAAGTTAAGCGGCTTGTAGTTTACCCCACCCCAAGTAAGGGTATGGTTATAACTTATGGGCGTATTTAATTCCAGCTCGTAGTACTGCTGCGGCTTGAAAGCCGCCTTACCCATTTCTACTGCCACTTTAGTAGCTAGTAGGTTATTATCTGCATCCCAATAAAGGTTACCGGCATGGGTTGCGCGGGTAGCATTCAAAAAGCGGCGTATCTCGCCAGCTATTGCCGGGTCAATCGCGCTACCTTGCCAGCGGTCTGCTATGGTAGTATTTAAGCTTACGTCCACCCCATTACGGCGCTTGGTATTGTCTGCGTAGTAGATGGTAGCGTTAGGGTTGTCGCCATGGTATACGAATACCATAGTAGACGTAGTAGCAAAACCGTCTAGATCGTCGCCCTGCGTTTGAATAGCCTCTACCGTAATATACAAAGGTTCCGTACCTATGTTAGGTAGGTCGCCCGTGTGGAAGTTGTTAATAGAGTAATTAAAGTCTTCTATGGTGGGTGAACCCGTAACGTTTTCTATGTTACGTTGCTTTTTAAATTGGTTGGCCGTCTGCGTTAAACTCCAGGCCGTACCATTCCACCAATAAGGGCCGAACTGAATGTATACGTAAAAAGTAAATTCGACCGTTTGGAATGGGTAGCCAGGTTGCACATTTGCCCTAGCTCTTAACTCCGCGAAGTAGTCCATATGATTAGCCCCGGTTGGGGTAACGTCGGCTACGTAGTAGTTATACCGGGCTTTATACGTTGCGCTTTCGCTTCGTATGTAATCGCTAGCTACCTGGTCGTGGGTAATAAAGACCTGGCGCGTGGCGGGCTTATATAGTTCGTTACCGTCCGTGTATACCGAAGACGTTAAAGGCGTTGGGGTGTACCCCGTAATGCGTCCTAGAAAACTGCCGTTAGTTACGTAGAAATTGTACCACGCCGGAGTCTCTAAATACACGGAACGAAATACCAGTAGACCTTTATCCTGGAAGAGCTGAAGGCCCCATGTCGTGCAGATGTCCTCTAGTACCTCGCGGAAGGTGCGGTAATTAAATTGGGTTTCGTCTTTGTAGTACAGTCCCTCTTGTATGCAGCCCGTCCAATATAAGCCCCCTTTCGTCGTGTCTACGGCATTCGTAGGCGCTGGGTGTTCACTTATAGCAAAGCCGTCGTAAACGTCCCAAAAATCGAAGTATAAGAATATTTCGTAGAGCTGGGTAGTAAATGGCTTTACTCCGCTAAATTGGTAAATTTGGCTACTCTTTTCCATCATTTGGAAACCGTCGTTAGCCACTAGTTTAATAAAGCGCTGGCCGTTGCGTAGTTCGACGCTGCCAAGGTCGGGCGTAAGAAAGCCGTTATACACTACGTTAGTGCCTTGGCGTATGCGAAGGAAGTACATACCGCCGGCATCCTCTAGAATGTCGCGTAGATTGTCCGATAGCGTGCCTTGGGTAATCAGGGCCTCTAGATCGCAGATGGCTGGAATAATACCAGGCTGGTTATTGTCTAGCGCTTCGTATCTAATAGCCCAAGACGCTACGGTAAACTCGTAAGGGGTTGCGCTAAAAGGTGCGTCTATGGCCCATATAGCGAAATTGTACCCCTCGGTATTGGCGTATGCTATTAACTGTTTAGCCACCGCTTCTAGCTACTCGGTTAGTATTACGAATTACTCCGCCATAAAGGTCGGTACCCGAAAGGCGTAGGCTTAATTGGTTATTTTCACCCACTCCAAAAGGTAAGCCCATTCCACCGCCTAACACGTTAAACGCAGCTTTAAAGCCTACGCTAGGGAATATAATAGCCATTGCAGCGGCTAGGGCAAGTGTAGCGGCCGTAGCGGCTAGCATTTGTTGAATGTATGCCTTTAGGCCATTTCTTACGCTATCGAAAAAACTTTCACCATTTATAATAGCGGCCTGGAAGGAAGACATAAATATTTGCCCGAACTCCTGGCCCACTACGTTAAGGGCTTGCAGTTGTTGTTCGGTTATTTGACTTTGAGTTATCCAGTCGTTACCGGTGCGTATTGCTTGCGCTTGCGCTTCGGTATAATGTTCCCAAGAACCCGCCGCGTATTCTACTTGGCGACGAATGCCGAATACTGCTTGGTCAACTTGGTATAGTGGCGTAACCGCAGTTTCTTTTGGTGCTAGCCCTGGCTCTACGTCAGCAAGACGCATACCGCCTTGTACCTTAATGCCGGCTACCTTTTTAAGTTCGTTACCTAATTTCTTTACTTCTTCGGTAGCACCTTGGAAACCTTCCCCAATCATTGGTACCGAAGCTGCAAAGTCGTCAGTCGCTGCCTTTGCGTCTAGCATAGCGCGGGTAACTGAACCCATGCCCGTAACGTCTAAATAAGACGCGTAATACGCTAACTTTTCGAATAAGGTAAGCTGGCTACTAAATAGGGCGTTAATGCCTTTAAGGGCGTTATTTAGCCACCCTAGTACCGCCTCGTAAACGGGCAATAGCTTTTGGCCTAGTTCCGTTTTAATGTTCTCTAGTGCGGCGCGTTGTTGTAGTAGACGGTCTTGGGTAGTGAGTAGGGTATTATTCGCCCCGCCCATTTCTTGTTGAATAATCCGGCCTACGGCCTCGGCAAAGGTTCCGCCCTTCTTTAGTTCTTCTTGTACGGCCTTTGCGCTAATCCCCAAGTTGTCTAGGATCATGGTAGACTGTCGTCCCACACCCTTTACGATACTGTCAACCATGTAGTCGACGCTCTCGCCCATCTCATTGGCTTGCTTTTTAGCAAAGCCTAGGTATTTGGTAAACTCTTGAATGGGTATGCCTAGCTTTTGAGCCGTAACCGCTTGCCGCATTAACTCCAGGTCGCTAACGGTTCCCTGGACGGCCTGGCGTAGCTCTTGCATGTTCGCGGCATTGCCCACGCGCTGAAAAGCGGTTTCGATACCCTCGGCCTTCATGGCCAAATCTAGGGCTTCGCTGGCGAACTGCTGAATTTGAGAAACGGCAAAGCTTGCGCCAATAATGCCGCCAAGGTTTTGGAATTGTTTAGAAATACCCTTAATAGAGCTATCCACCTGGGTAATACCCCGGCGGAACTCGTTAACGTCTATCCCTAAAACTACTTTACTCCTTACGTCGCTCATGTGCAGCTTTTACAAAATCGGCAAAACCGTTACCTTTTCTTTCGTCTTGAAAACGGAGTAAGTCCGTTTCCTTTATTTGTTTCTTTACTGTCTTCCCGCTTACGTTAACTAGCACGGCTGCTAGCCATCGTGTACGTTTCCAGTCGTCCTTTAGACGTTCCGTACCGTATTTTACTACGGCATCTAGTTCGTCCCTCGTCAGCTTCTTGGCCTCGCTTGGGTGAATCCCCAACCGCCCGACCAGCATGCCCAGTACGTCTACTGGGCCGCCGGCTGGGAAAAAGGGCCGTTAAGCCGCTGGGTAAGGTTAGACAAGTCCTCGCCGGAAATGTCCTTCTTAAACTGATCGAACGTGGGCCGGTCGTCTTTGTCCCAGTATTCCTGGGCGTAAAGCATGGCTACCATGTCCGAAATTTTTGGCTTACTCATGTCGGTAATGCTACCGCCCGTGAGTTCCTCGAATAAAAGCGCTGCCCCCAGCGTAAATTTTCCCATGGCTTCTATTAGTTAGTTCCGATTGTCCAAGCGCCCGTGCCTTGCAAAGAGAAGGAGTAGGTACCGTTGTCTTTATCGGGGAAAGAGGCTGAAAGCTGCGTAAGGATTGCGTTGCCTTCAATCTTCGTTTCGCCCGTGGCGGGTGTAACCGTACCGGCTGCACATTGGGTAATTTTAATATCTACCTCGCTGCCGATTGAGTCGTATAACTGGTCGGGGTTCCAGTTGGTAGCGTCGTCGTCGCCGAACAAAGCGGAGCCGCTAATAGTCCAGTTTTTGGCGCTAGTAACGTAAGAACGGTATACCGCGTCGTCTTTGCTGGTAACCTCGCGGGTTTCAGCGTTCATTTCAAAAGAGCAGTCGCTTTCTAAAGCGAAGCCTTTGTAGGTGCTACCGCCATCGGTAGAGAGTAGTACGCGGATCTCGCCGCCGGAAATACTTGCCATTTTTTAGTGGTTTAGAATGAAAATAAAATCTGCGGCCAATAGGACGCGTTCGTTAATATCGTCGTAAAAGAATTGTAGGCCGTCCATATAAGCCTGGGTAAAAGGACTGTCTAGGGCTACGCCTAACGCGTCAGCTGCGCACGCTTCACCCTCTAGGGTTCCGCTATCCCCCTCTACGTAGTCTTCGTACATAGGCATAACGCGCGGGTAGTCGCGGAGTTGCTGGCGAATGTCGCCCAGTTCTTTTTGTGCGTCGTCTGCGTCTGCGTAGTGAAAGAATAGGGTAGCGCTTACATTTTCGCTTCCACGCTCGTCTTTACTTTCGGTAACGTCTACGCCTTGTATAATAATTACAATATGGTCGTCGGTCGTTCCCTGGGGTGCTGCTAACGCGTAAACGTCAGCTACTGCGGCTGCGCTTACTGCGTCGTATACGTATTGTAGGTAGTTCATCGTAGCACCGAAGTTATGCGTTTTTGGATGTGCTTTTGCATCATCTTTTGCGCTTTCTGCACTACGTTGGTGTTATCTACGGCGAGGCCGATAAAGTCCTTCGGCTTAAAGTTCTTTTCCGTACCTCCGAATAACTGCCAGGGCGCATAGTAAGCGCCTTGCTTTCGGCTACCGCGTAAGCCTATTACTACGTAAGCTTTAGTAGTACCCTTGTTGGCCCACTTATTAATAGATCCGTACAAGTTGTAAAACTTGGAACCCATGGCGCTTCGGCTCTTTAGGCGAATGCCTTTAGGCTGTTGGCTATCGGCGTACGCTTGGTTACGGGCTTCCGTAACTAGGGGCTGCGCCTCTTTTAAAAGCAATTTGCGCACCTCGCGAAAACGCATAGTTTCGCTCGTGCCTAATTTGCGTAGACGTTGGCGGAACTGGTCGAAGTTCTCGGTACGTCCCGACTGGCTGCGTAGGTATACTTTAGAGCGTGCCATTATCGCGCAATTTAGTCTTTACCAAAATATAGCGCTTGCGGCCCTCCGGGGCTACGCTTACAATATCGTAGTATTTACCTCCGTAACCTAGCTTCCATTCTGCCGTTACTGCGGTTTGGTAACGCAAACGCCAGTTAACCGTGTATTGGCTTTGCATTTGATCGTTAACCAGCGCTTCGCTACCGGCTACCTCAATGCCTGGTATAACTTCCTGGGCGTAGAAATCCCCGGCGCTAGCAAAACTGCGCTTAACCTGGCCGCTAGCGTTTACGCTGGTGGTTGGTTCGTATAGGGTTACGCGTCGGTCTAGGGTCATGCAAAATTCCTACGGTAACGGAATACGATACGATCAAAGAAACGCGGGCCGACGTTGTAAGGCATATCGTCGCCGAAGTCGTACCCGAATTTCACACGCTGGTAAATAGCGTGGATTAAGTCTTTAGGCGCTGCGGCATAGCCAGCCGTATAGACGATAACCATACGGTCGCCCTCTTCGCCAATGGAAGGGCTAATAACGCCGTCGAGTAGTTCGTACTCGGTGTCGGCGGTTGCTACTCCCTCTACGTAAACCGTAACGGAAGTAACACTACCTAGCGGCCAGTAGGGAAGCTCGTAAGAGCTTGCCCATACTGTGTCGCTGGTAATGTCTGCACTACCTACTACCACATGTGCGTAAGACAAAGCCTCTTCGCACGCTGCCTCATAAAGGAACGTCAAAAGGTTATCGTCGTCGCTACCATCTACCCGGCAAAAGGACTTAAGCCCGGCTAGGTCGATGGCTTGCGGTGTGTATGTAATGCTATTCGCCATTTTAAATAGTAACGTCGGTTGCCAAAGCAAATGAAGCGTCGCGGAGAACGGAAACGTCCATAAAGCGCTCTACCAATACTTCTACGATGCTAGACTTCATGTTAGTGTAGGGGTCTACCATAAGGGTAGCACCGCCCCAAAAACCAATTTGTACGTCGTTAAAGTTACCGAACAAAATGCCGTAGGTGTCGGGGCTGCCGGCAGTCTTCTTGGAAAGGGTCGTGTTGTAGATGTTATAGCCGTTGGCCGTCTTAACTGGGTCTAGCATACCCTCTACCAAGAAACGACCGCTACCAGCGTCTACCTTGGTCTTCTTCAATTTAGCCACTACGTTAGGGTGAGTAACATAGGCCAAACGTCCGTCCAAAGCGTCGGCGGCTGCCAAAGCTGCTTCCATGTCTACCAAGTCGTCGAAAGAAATAGCGCCGATAGTCAAAGCTTGCGCAGCCAATTCGGTGTAGATGCCGGAAGGCTGGTTAGAAGAACCAGTACCGTTAAGTACTGCGTTCTCAAGTCCTTTGTTAAAAGAAGCGTTAAGCTGGCCAATAATGCGCTGCTCGATGCCGCGGCTATACTCTTGGCGCAACAGTTGGTTAGACATAGACGCGGTAATTACGGCGCGCTTTGGCGACATAGTTACTTTGTCGAAATTGATATCTTGCGCGGTGTCGGTTCCCGTTTCAGTTTGCCAGTTCAAAGAGTAGCTAGAAGTCTGCTTGGGGAAGTCTACGTTACCTACCAAGTTATCGGCTACGCTGCAAAGGTTGAGCATAGGCGTGTTGGGGTACAAGAAGTCTACGTAACGGCCAGGCTCCGTAAATACCAAGTCGGAACCGGTAGTAGCACCTCCGGCAGTTTGGGTACGCTTGAAAAGGAACTCGGGCAAGTTTACTGCGTGTCCTTCGCGGTAGTCTTGGTTAAGCTTGCGCTTTTCGGCAATACCTTCCTGGTTTACTTCTGCTTCTACGCCAGTAAGTTTACCGTTACGGGCCTCATTGATAGCCTTAACGATATTGAATTTAGCCAGGTCGCGCTCTTCGGATTTAGAGAGCTTGCCCTGAACTGCGGAAGCGTCTACGAAATTCGCAGCGCGTTCCTCGGTGTTTTCTACGTTTTCCACGTTTTCGGGTTTTGTTTCAATTACTGGTTCCGCCAGTTCGGGTTCTTTATATTCTTGTTGTGCTGCCTCCAAGCTGCGAAGAGCTACGGAAGTAGTAGGGTTTGCGCCACGGGGCGTAAGGCTAATATCGTAAATTTCGCCTACTTCTTTAATAACGCGTAAGGGTTTTTCGCTGCGCACGTCTAGCCATTCTTCGCTTTTTACGGTGAATGCCCAGCTTGCCTGGTCTACGTCCCCACGTCCTACAAGTGTACGTACTTCGTTACCCGTCGCGGTGTCGGGAAGTTCGAAACCGAACTTTAAGCCCGTTTCGTCGGTCGTAAGTTCTAGGGTTCCTTTACCTTTATTTCTTCGGGCCAGTACCTTGTCGTAATCGTGGTTGTATAGAGCATGGATGTCGTAAGCGTCCAAGTTATCGAAGGCGCTACGCTCGATGCGTTCCCTAAAAGTACCCATGTCATATTCTCGAAAGTTTGCGGCGTATCCGCTAACGTTTCGTCCTTCTCCATCATTGGGCAGTGGTAGGCTGCGTGTTTCCTTGTTGTCCATTGTTTACGTCATTTTGTGGACTCATGTGCATAGGCTTGTTATATACGTCCCCGTCAGCAATAGGGGCTAGCCCTTCTTCCTTACGGATCTCGTTAGCGCTCATTACCCCGATATTCCAGTAACTTACGTTACGTTGTACCTGGGTCATGATGTCGCCACGCATAAGCGCTCGCATGTCCAAGTTAAAGCGGCGGTTTCCGTTAAGAACCTTCGCCGTAAATTCCATTTCGATAAGTTCTACTAACGGGCGTATGCAGTCAGTAACGAACTGGGCGTTTTGTGCCTCAATACTATTTGAATAGCCGGCCCCTTCCATGTGGCCTACCTTATGCGGTGGCACCTTGTAAAGGCGGCAAATCTCTTCTACACCAAAGCGCAAAGTCTCCAGGAACTGGCTTTCACGCATGCTCATAGCTACGGGCTTGTACTCCGCACCTTCGGTAAGTACCGCCGTGCCTCCGGCGTTATCACCAGCGTAACGAGCGTCGAACTGTTGGCCGATTTGGCGAACGCGGTCAGCGTCGCGAATAGTACCCTGGATTTGAAGAATGCCCTTTGGCGTAGCACCTCGGCCGTAGAAACTGCCAAGGTGTTTAGTAGCCGCCATATTGGTACCGATCGTTTCGCGGGCGTAGGTAATCGGGCTTACGCCTTGGATGCCGTCGAGCGTCCAAAGTTTAAGGTGGATAATTTGGCTAGGCTCTAGGTTCAGCTTAACGCCGTTTGTTAGGTGTACCTGGTAACGAAGTTGGCCGTTTGTTGTGTCAACCGTTACTAGGTCGGTGTCGACTAGCTCGAACCCGGCAAGGCTAGCGCCATTACGCATAGGGAGTACGTAGGCGTTCCCGCGCAATAGTAGCTGGGTCATCATTGCCTTTCGGAAGGCGTACGAATTGTAGCTGCTATTCGGCGAGATGCGTACCATATCGTCAATAGAGCCAGGGACGTATACCGTACCCTCTTCGGTTTCACGCACTAGGCGAAAAGGAAGGCTCGAAATAGTGTCTGCGATAAGGTTAACGCACGCGTAGACCGCGGCGACCTTCGGCGCATTTGTGCTACTTACATTCTCACCGGCAGTTGTGCCGGTGCCTCCAAAAAGGTTAATAAGCCAGGGACGGGGATTAACTACCCCCGAAATACTGCGCTTTACTCGGTCGTAAAATGATGCCATACGTGCGCGTAAAGTTTACAAAATAAAAATTAAATATACAAATTTAAACGAAAATAATTTCTTCCGTGTCGTACGAACTCATACCGGTACTCGCATTATGAACATAGCCGGCCATAGCCGTAAGAATAGCCGCGGTTCCGTCTATACGGTCTGGGGCCTTGTCTT